GAGCTATTAAACGTAAAGGAGGATACTTATTCACAAACACCTGAATATCTTTACCAAAGCTGCCTAGTGGTTCAGTGAAGGTGTTCTCTCTTGCTCTTTTAAGAGCTGTCTCCACAATAGGGTTAACGACTGATTTGTCTTTCTGCATTTTAATGGCATCAAGCACAGCATCATCAACAGCTTTTTCAACTAAAGCGTCAAAGGTTTTTGTATCTTTATCTTTATACTTTCCTTCTGCCTTCCACTTCTTAACAATCTCTCTGTAAGCTACTGATCTAAAGGTTAACTGTTTAAATATTTCATCACCAGCCGCTAGACCTCTAAAGGATAGTCTAAATAAGTTACCAACCCAATCAGAGAAAGGTGTGTTCTTTGCCTCTTCCCAACTAAGTTTACGTAAGTCTATTTCCTTAGTGCCTACTGCAATACGGTCTACTTGTCCGTCAACTTCCTCTCGAACTTTAAACTCAGGGTCAAGGACATTCTTAGCCGTTTGTAGGGCTTCCCAACCAGCTCTTAAAGATGTTCCAGCGTACTTACCGTAGCCATAGAACTGTCTAGCTGCGTCTACTAACTGAGTTTTATCACCTCTAGCTAATCCTATTAAACCACCACCAGCTTGTTCAAAGACATCTATGAGGGGTATTATAGTGTTAGCCATTAAGTTAGTGGCTTGTGTTTTCCACGACAAGAGTAAGTTACCAACGTAGTATTCGTTAAACTGTTCCATTCTATTCTTGAACTTGTCTACAAATCTAGCATTACGTGGGTTTGTCTTAGCAGCATTAGTTATAGCCTGACTAAGTGCTTGTCCGTCTAGTGCTAATAAATCAGAAGGCATAGCGTTAATGTCATCCTGAGAATAGCGCATGATACGACCAGACTCACTTAACAGTCCTTTATGATATGCGTAAGTTTGTTGGAAAGCCTGAGCAAGCTCGTTAGCTTTTCTTACTGTCTCTACATCACCAGCTTTATAAGCAGCAGTGTTTACTAAGTCATCGTGAGCTTTAAGTATGGTATCACCCAGACTACGTACACCCATATAGAAAGTGCTGTCTGTTGTTAGTTCCTTTAAGCCCTTAACATAGTCAATAAGAGAACCTTTATTAAACTCAGGGTCTTTTATTAGTTTACTTATTAAGGCTTGTCCTTTCTTAACAGCAGTTGCTACTGGCACAGTGATTACTTCATCACCTGTACGTAAACTCCCACTCTCGGCTCTAGCTTCTTTTGTAGCTTCGTCCAGACCTTCTTTAGTTTTAGGAATTGTTGCTTCTTCGGTAACACCTTTAACTTCAATGTTCTCTGGTTTATTTACATCTTCTTTTGGTTTAGTATTAAGTGTTTCTATCTTCTCTAACTTAATGTGTTCTTTAGGATTCCAAAATATCTCTACATGGTGTTCCTTAGTGTTAGTGAACCCGCCACCTTTATGCGAATACCCTTGAAAACCTTTTTGTTCTAAAAGGTATTTAAAGCCATCAAACATTTCCTGTACTTCATCAGCAGGGATACCTTCACTGCCTGACCATTCTCTCAGGTCATCAAAGACATCACGGACTGTAGGGTTTGCGGGAAGGTCTTCTAACCACTCACGATTAAACTCTGTAGTTTCAGATAACATATCAATAGTTTCATCATTTAAGGGCTGGTCAAGATCATATAGTTTTGCATTTTTAGTTTTAATAACTCTATATCTTGTTGGGTTACCACCCTTACCTTTTTTACTGTAACCGCCAGCAACGTCTAGGGCATCGGTTGTATAAAAACCTTGTCCATAAATGTTCATGCTGGAGTAGGAGTCATACCCCTCACCTAACTTACCTAACTCTGTAGATGTTCCGTGGTACTGTTGTCCCTGACCTCTAGTATCTCTCTCTACTATTTTAGGTTCAGTATCTACACCTTTAACTTCAATGTTCTCTGGTTTGCTGGGTTCTACTTTAGCTTCGCCTTTGAAAGTTGCCGCATCCTCTTTGAGAGGTATAAGTTGTTCTGCTTCTTCTACCTCATCAGCAACCTCTTTCATCAAGCTGTCAGCTTTCTCTGTGTTGCCGTTAATGTTTTCGTTCTTAGCGTCTTTAGCTTTCTTCGTTGCTCTTGCTAGTTTAAATACCAGCTCGAAAGACAGACCAATGATCGAGCCTTCAACAGCATTCTTAAATCTGCCTTCTGCATCGCTGTCATCTGGATCAGCCGCTAGGTAATCTGTGAGTGCTGTCTCTATACCAAAGTGTTGTGCAAGGTTAGACAGTCGTGCTTCATGTGGATCAAAGACAACAGCGTCTGCCATTGCTCCTTGTGCGGTAGCCTTGACAATCTTACCTGTAGTGGTTGCCGCTTGGAAAGGTTTTAAGAACTTACCCGCACCAACAAAGCCTGTAACAAACTGTGCTACTGGAGCTACGAACTCTGCTGTAGGTGTATCAAACCCATCGTCCCGTGTCGGGAAGAGGTGATCCATATCTACAAGATTGTTAGCATTAAGTGCTTGTAAGTCAGACCATTCATCAGGTTTCATGTAAGATATTTTCTTACCAAACATAGAAAAGAGGTGTACGCCATTCTCATCTTGAAAAGACTTTAGTCTGTCATCATCTCCCTCGCCTGTAATAGCTACACCGCCTAAAGGTATAATACTTTCTAAAAACTCACCTGACTCTTTTATAGATGAGCCTACACCCTTAACGACAGCTTCAGGTATCTCTGCGATGTTCTCAAGAACTGTTGTACCTTCTTCTTGTACTGGCTCTGGTTGAGTTGTAGGATTGTTCAGTTGTTCGTACTGGTCTCTAAACTCTCTGGCTTTGTCTAGGTTGCCGTTGTTTATTTCTTCTTGGGCTGACCTTAATAATTCAATGCCTGTAGCCATAGTAATCTCCTATTAATTTAAAGCACCGTCAACTGCTGCCTTTAGTCTTATTTCTTCAGGACTCATAAAGTCATCTTCGCCAATTAATTTCTTATAGCCTTGTAGTTTTTGTATAACCTTAAACAAAGCTTCGTTCCTCTCAGGTAATTTCATATCATGCCATTCAGGGCTAGTAGATAACGCTAAGAAATCCTCTTCAAACATTAATCGTAGAGGGGCAAATCGAGGAGCTTCTACAAACATATCAAGGACGCTGTTATCTCTAACCAAGGTTTTAACTATTTCATTAGCTCTTACATAAGCTTTACCTTGATAAGGGTTTTGTCTTGGGGCTTGTGTTAAGAAAGTGTTTAGTAAGCCTTCATCTAAACGACTTGAGTTTCTATTTAGCCAATCAATCTTATCAGGTGCTTGGATGTAGCCATCGTATAGGTCAATCATATCTCCAGCATCAATCTCTTCTGTTGAAAGACTCTTGTAAGCTTTGTATATCTTATCAGCATCAGAAGCGGCAGTACCTACACCAGCATCCTCAGCGGTCTTAACAGCAGCTATTAAATTTTCTGTAGTTGCTTCGCCAGTAGTGAAAAGATTTCCTATAGTAGACTGTAGTGTTACTTTAGCTTGTTTAACACTCGCTACCTTCTCTGAGGCTAATCTATTTTGTTCAGCCCGCATACGAGACTGTACAGCTTCTCGTTGCCTGAAAGCTAAATCGTATTCATCGTTAGATAGGATTGTACGCTGACCTTCTACTTCACCAAGAAGTAAAGAGTATAGACGAAAGTCTCCATCTTCGTTTGCAGAGCGTAGTGCAGTAGACATGAGAAGCTTCTTTGCTTCCTGTGGTGATCTATCCATTGACTGAATAGACTCGTCCATGTCTTTAAATAATTTAAGAAACTCTGGTGACGATGCGCTTAAGGTTTCCCCTCTTAGTGCGTTAATAGCAAAGTTACCAAGCTCTACATCTTCCTCACCTATTTCAAAAGATTTTACAGATGTGCCGTATGTAGTGTAAAAGTTACCGCCTATTACCTTATTAAATGAATTTTTAGCTGTGTCGGTAGTTAAAGAGGATAGTGTATCTTGATAGGCTGGGTTACTTGATGTGAACGCTTCCCATACTTCAGCACTGGTTGGTCTTTTACCATCTTTAATGCTGTAATCATAAGTTTCTGCAAACTCCTGAACAGCAGGGATAAGCTCGCTAGAGGCGTTAGAAGCTCTCAGCAGCTCTAAATTTGTTACTTGTTCTTTTGCTTTACTAGTTAAATTTTTACCAACTTGTGAAACAGTACCAGCAGCAGAGTCAAGAGCCGCAGCTACTTGCATACCTTTGGTATTTCTTTCACCTTGGACAAATGTGTCCACTTGTCTAGCAGTAACCTGATAATCAGGCGCAGCCGCAGCATTACGCCAATTTACTGATTTATCTATTGAGGTTGCCATTTAGTTTTTCCTATGAATAATTACTGTAGCCTTGAGCTGCCCCAAGTACCGATTGTCCTATCTTTAATCCTGTTGCTGTAGAGCTTGGTTTAGAGACTGAGTTAATTCTTGACTGGGTTCTTGTTCTTGCGCCTAGCCTTTCTTCTCTTAAACCTTGCACAGTGTTATCAAAGTTTCTATCAACAGTGGTATTAGCCATTAGACCTTGACGCTCGATGTCTTGGATGACTGCATTGTTGTTTAAGATTGCACCGCTTTCCGCACCAGCTACAGTTGCTCGTGCCGCCATCTCTCTTGTTTCTAAATCTGTTTGTAGTTTCTTTTCGGCAGCCGCTGTGTCTTCTTGAGCCTCTTGGAGGTTTAGCTGTCGATCATTATCTATTTGTGCTTGTAGGGCGTTCTGTCTGTTGGCGGCTTCTTGTGCTTCCTGAGCTTTATGCGCTTGAGAAGCGGACGCAACTCCCATTACACCTGAAGCCACACTAGCGAATTGCCCAAGTGTTGCTGTAGCTGCTGCAACATTAGCTGCCGCTGCTGCTGTACCCACTGCCGCTGTTGCTGTAGCACCGCTACTTGCTATTGTAGCTATGGCTGTTATTGGATCACACATTTTCTTTTATCCTCACAAATTGGTAGAAGGGTTGTTTTCCTACTCCGTATTCTTTTTCTAGTTTGATGAACTGAAAGCCTAGTGCTTTTAACCATCTCATCGATACTGTATTTTCTGCGTGTACGTAGTTAAGCAAGAGTGGGTGTTGGTCGTTCTTTTCCTCCACCCACTTTGCTGAAACTGGTAGCATCACCTTTTTGGTCTCAGGTAGTTTATGAGAACCTAACAACCAAGGACTTGCAAATATACCACAATCAGACAACCCAAACATTCCCACTACATCACCATCCTCATGGATGATACTAAAGCATTCAGGAGCAGAAGCGTTATAGCTTTCCTGTAATGCCCTTAAGGGTGTAAGCCCGTTACTAGCCATTACTTCCTTAGCGTCTTGTTCACGCATAGCTGGGGCTAGTTCTCGGCAATCCTGAAATGTTGCTTTTCTATAGTAGTGTGTCATATTTAGAGTCTCTGGTTTCGTAGTACGATATACCCCTCCCACTCTGCACTTTGGAACGTGCTGGGAAGGTGTGAGTCGTTAGTTATTGTTATAGCTGTGTCTGTTGCCCGTGCTTGCACCCCAACTTGGAACGCTCCGTCATCGATAACAGCAGACTGATCTAAAAGGTTGTGTTGGTTATCTAATACACGCCCTGTAAAGTGTGAGGTAATTGGAGACCTACCTACGGAGTCTACAGTAACGTCAAAGTGTCCCGTGTCATTATAGTTAAACGACATCTTCCTTAACTGGAAGCGGGCAAGCTGTGTTGAGTCACCTTGTGTTGGTTTAAACACTTGCTCTGACATTTGATACTTAAATGTATAGGGTACTCCTACAACTAAAGTACGGTTGGTGAATAACTCATTGTTTTGATCGAAGGTTGGATTAGCTGGGTCAAACGACCCTAAAGATAGACCGTCCTGATCAATAGCTATTAAACCAACTGTAGGCACTCCATCAGGTAGATTGAACTGAGTAATGGGGGTGGCTTGCCAATCAGCGTTTGTTAATTTATATTGCCTATCTAATAAGACTTCAGTGTGGTCATATTTAACATCAAGTATCTCGTATCTGCCATCTTCAAATGTAAAATACATTAAATTGTTGGTAAAGAAGATGTGGGCTATGTCTTCTGTAAATATCCACTTAGACCAAGCACTTTGTAACCGTTCCTCTGCAGAATTGTACCACTTATAAATGTAACATTCTTTCTTGTTGGTAGAAGTAAGGCAAGCGAGCATATCCTCATTAGAGGACGAAGCAAATTGTCTTACATTTCCTTCAAGGTATGATGGAACGTGTGAGGTAACGGAAGCAGCATCTCTGACTTCTGTGGTTTCTCTTGTGAAGAACTCACGTACTCCTGCGTAACCGCTTGATTGTGTGGCAAAGAATACACTGTTACCCGCACCTACTGGTGGGGCTGTTAGATCACATTCATACTTTGTTGATTGATCTACTGTAATTTCAGAAGGTGTTAACAACTGACTAGCAGATAATGTGAACTGGTTAAGCTCTGAGAATAACAAAAGGTTATCCTGAATAGGCACAGCAGCTTTAAGCTCAGACACTTCATTCTGACTGACTGATACATCAATAGGATCAGAGTCTAGTAATGAACGTACTGTTGTGCGCCAGAAGTTGAAGTAACCACTAGCCTCACTAAAGATCACATTCTCTCCTGAAAGAACACCTAAGCGGTTTCTGTGGAAGAATATGTCTGATATCTTTTGCCCAACAAAACTAGGAGCAGTGTTTGTGTTATCATCACCAGCTTTGCGCTCATCCCACTCTCCTTGACTAAAGCTAAAACTAAGTCCAGCACTCTGCCTCAAGGTGTGGGGCATTGTTGTTAGGTCGAAGTAGTTCTCTAGGTTAGGGGCTACAGACTCTTTCCAATAACCAGAGCCAGCCGAACCTTGAAAGACCACATGAAAGTCATCTTCTTTCTTTTGGTTGTCCCCTACTACTCCCAACCTAAACCCATGGTCACATTGGTTGGGTAGGTCTGTGAATGATTTAGCATTTCCTTTAAAAGCTTTGAGATTAGTACCACCGTCATCATCTGTAACAGTAATGTCGAAATCTCCAAAAGATCCAGAAGCCAAAGTGTTAACGATGAAGTAAGCATCTTTGTTAGCCGTGGCGGGTGTCACATAACCGTCTGTTGAGTTTGCAGAATCAAGAAAAGTTATAGATCCGCTATCTCTGTGATAAGCTGTTATAATATTGGTTCTATAGGTTCTTGAAGTTGATAATACTGAGTGTGGGAGTTCTAGTACCGTGTTACTAATACGCTTCCAGCCGTTTGCTCCAGTTACATCGTAGGGTATAGTAGTGCCACCCACCACTACAACAATGCTATTACTGTCAATATTGGATTGTGTTATTGGTATTGCATTTGTGGTGGTTATACGCTTAAGTGCTGTTATGGCAGAAGACGAAGTACCCGAACTTGCTGCGTTAAAGGTTTCAACCACTCTTGCGCCAAGCTCCGTCTCAATCTTTTCACGAAGAGAGGCAGAACCCTCACTCATTATTTTACTTACTTTAAGCTCATTATCGTTGTGGTTTGTACCGCTTGCTATTATGTTTTGAGCCGAAGACTGCTCAACCGCTATTACGCCTGAACTCTCTTTTGACTCAACCCTTACAGTATATGTTCTACCATAGTTTACACTCTTAAGGTAGACTAAGGCTTGATTGAGATCGTTGGCGGGGCTTATAAGATCGCTCATCTCTACTGTCTTTTCTTTGTTAACAATGAACGTAGCATCAGCAACAGAGGTAGAGGTAATTTTAGAAGTATTGTAAGGTAAGTATGATGTATCATCACTATTATGGGAAAGCCAATTACCGTTTGCAAGCCAGCTACTATGACCTGATTGGTATCGTAAATTGCCATCAAGGTCGTAAACGTGTACTCTACGGTTGTTTGTTATAACAACATGATATTGCTCATCATCACTTCTCTTGTATGTGTGGAAGTACGCAGTATCTAATCCTGTTAAATCTACGTAGTCACTCCTAGAGTGCAGGTTGCCTTGAGAAGAGCTTGAAGCCCCACTGAGACACTTTAACTTTTGTACAAACTTTGTAGGTGGGCGTTTCTTAAGACCATCAACCACATCCGAGAAACCGTTTTCCTGTACTTCTCCCTGACTCTCTAATCGTAGAGCTGCGGGTTGTTGACTAACCCCGTTAATGAGGTTGGGTATGCTTTTAGAAACTAAAGCCATTTAGATCACCTTGTGTCCGATTGAACGATCAAGAACACTGTACGTGCTTCCATCGTCAAATATGTTATAGTCCCCGTTCTCGCTTTCCATTTCTTTCAAAGCGAATAGGGCTTGTTGCTCATCAGCTCTGTTCATGGCTGAGAGGTTATCGCTACCGACTACTCTTTCTTGGAATAATCGTGCAGCTTTAATTGTTATGTATCGTCTTGCTACTTCAGGAAGCTGCTCAAAATCTAGATGAACCACAATATCTAGTGTAAGAGGTTTGTTAATTACAAAAGTGTGTTTAACTTTGTCGTACATATAAGAACCACGTTGTATGTACTCACTCTCTGCGCTTCTGTATTTAGTCACGGATTTAGCTAAATCTGCCCGCAAAACTGGGGCTGGATCAGAAAAAAGTTGTATATATCCATTAGAGAGAGGGTTAAATACCCAGTCTGGCTCACTGTTGAAGTTCCAGCCAAATGACTGAACATCTCTTGAAACTTCATTGAGTACAGTCTCAGCCGTTTCAGCATCAACTAAACCAGAACTTAAGCTGTTGACTGGTGCTTCGCCAATGGTCGAGAGCATAGAGTTTACAGCCTGAAGCTGTGTTGTTGGAGTTGTCATGTTTACCTCAATGAAAAAATAAAGAAAAAACACCCCCCGAAGGAGGTGTTCTTAAAGTTTACTAAACTAATCTTACGTAGCGTTAGTCAGTTTAACAGCACACTCAGGACGTAATGAGCTGTGACCCATTGCGTAGCGAGCTACCATTAGTGTACCTTGTCGTGAAACTTGGTACTCTGATTCAACGCCTAAGTCTAATAGCTTAACTGTTGCAGCAGCATCTTTAGTGAATACTAAGCCTTTAGAACCTGAAGGCAGGTTGTTAGACATATACACTTTTGCGCCACCGATCAAAGGAACAGTACCAGTGTTCAAGTTACCACCTGTACCGAAGTCTTTGTTCATTACACCAGCGATGTTAGAATTAGTGCCAGAGAACATTTTGTAGTAAGTTTCTGCGTCAAGGACAACAGACTTCTCACCAGTTACGTTCTTAACATCTAGAGCTTCTAGAGCTTTGAAGATAGCATCAGCTACATCAGTACCAGTAGAAGCAGAAGGAGTTTCAGCAATTTCAATATCAGCATTGTTCTTGTTAGCACCTTGAGCATACTCAGCAGTATCAGCAGTAGCATCAGCGATAGCAGAGAATACAGCTGTATCCGCAGCTTTAGCTAGAGCAGTACCGATCTCAGAAGAGTAGATAGAGCGAACATCATAGTGGTTCATAGCTTCATCAATTTTCGCAATGAAAACGGAAGAAGTTAGAAGATCATTGATGTTAACTACTTTCTCACTGTGAGCGATAGCACTTGGTACTACCTCGTTACCAGCCGCAAGAGTTGCAGTAGTAGCGATACCTGTTAGTGGGAACTGTGCGCTAGAACCTGAAGAGATTGTGCGTACACGGTGTAGTGGCATTGCGATGTTGTTAGTATTGAAAGCTGTAAGCACTTCGCCCGTAAACGTCTTTAGAAAGAGTTCCTTGGCATTAGCACCAGTAGCAGCGTTTTCACCCAATCGTGAGGGTGCAGCATAGTTGCTAGACATAATATTTTACCTTTTGTTAAATGTTTAAATGAATGTTTAATGTTTAGTCACTTAACACTTAATCTTTCCGCTTAGATTGTCCCCGCAGGGGTCAAAGGTAATTAATTGTTGTGTTTCGTTCCTGTTAAAAAAGCCCCCCGAAGAGGGCATAAAGAGACTATTGTATGTTGCTTCGAGCTATCTTAGTCGAAACAGACTGACGGTATGCTGGATCACTGTTGTATCGTGGGTCGCTCATAGCTTGGGTCACTTCTGCCCAAGAACTATAATTACCGCCTGTTGAGTTACTGGATTGTCCACCTATTAAAGATGGGTCTGTACCCTCCGCAGCTTGATACTGAGTTTGTAATCCCGACACAGCCAACTTGACCATATCAACGTCTCCTGAACCTACAGCTCGATCAAAGGCAGCGATTTCGTTATCCGATAAGTTATCGCCCGCCCAGTTAATCATGTCACTATAAGCCTGTTCACCGCCTACACTTTCATAGACAGCTTTTTGATAGTTGTTTGCTAGGGCTTCTTGTCCCTGTATCCAACTGTTTACCAAATCTTGTGGGAAACCAGCTTCAGTTAGCTTTGTATAAGCATCTTCCGATAGTTGTCCCTGTTCGTTATACTCCGCCTGTAAAGAATCAAAATCAACGCCAGCGTTTTCTACGGCTTCTCTAACGTCACTTGCTTCTTGTTGTGGAGTTGGTTCGGATGCAGCTTCAGGCTCAACGCCTTCCTCTACACTTTCCCCACCTAACTTTTTCTCTAGATGACCATAAGCTTCAGCCATCTGTTCTGCATTTTTAAACTTCTCAGGCAACCAATCTGGTCGATCACCTTGGGACGGGTCGTTTAACCTGTCCAGTTCGTCACTCTTAGCAACCATCTCATCGATGTGTTCTTGTGACTCTGTTTGTTCTTCGTGTGTACTAATGCTTTCTTGATTCATAATAGTCTCTTTTAGTTTTATTCTTCAGCTTGCTGTTGTTGTGCAGCTTCAGTCATGCCTTTAATAGCAGGGGCTACGCCCTTCTCTGCCATTGCCATCATTTGCTGTTGTTGCATCTGTTCTTGCATAGCTTGTTGTTCTTGCATCTTCTGCTCATCAGATTTCACAAGACCCTGTGTATCAATACCTAGCGATGCGCCAAGACGATCTAAGTAGTCTCCAATGTTTAACTCACTAGCAATAACTTGCTGTCCTAGTGGTTGTAGCATTTGTAAGAACTGGCTTAGTTTGTTTAAGTCCTGTCCACGACCAAGAGCTTCTAGACCAGTAACGATCTGTGGCTTCAAGGTGTCTTTAGGAAACTTAGGCATCTTACCTTCTTTCTGCATCTTTGCTAGAAGGAGGTTGACTAGGGGAACTTGGAACTCTTGTGATAGTACAGAGTAAATGCCACCTAGAGCTGTCTCTAGCTCTTGTGCCATGTATCGTACTTCTTCTGCTGTTACTCTCTCAGCTTGTCGTTGAACAGAGCTGTTAAGTAGGAAGGCAAAAGATAAGCGTTCTGTAATCTTCTGCATTGTTTCTTGTGCTACTCTAAAGTCATTAAACTTATTGGCTTGTAAAGTAGTTACATCATTAGCATCACCAGAGACAATACCACCGTTAGGGGCATCTGCAATACTTCTCATCTTAGTCGTACCGTTTGGTCTTACTAAGAATAAGAGTTTAGCACTGGCAGCACTGCCTTCGACAATAGCTTTGGTTAATGCTTCTAGTGATTTTAAATCACCTACGATTTCTTCACAGAAAGAACGACCATAGTGGTTGCCATCAACAGCAATAAAGCGTAGTGCCATCCAAGGTAGTTTGTCTTCTGTGTAAGAACCTTTAGTGCTTTCAATTACATAGTCGTGTACTTCTTGATGCACTTCAAACTTCTTACCAACTTTTTTAATACAGGTAAAAATATCACATTCTTTTTTACTGGTATCTAATTCATAGTCAGGGTTTTCTGTTAAAGCCTGTAAGACATCTTTAGGCAGCGCATCATACGCTACTGTTTCTTTGGTGATAATCTTTAAGATGTTGCCCATCGTGTCTCGTTGGACAACGTAACGATCTAGTCTAAATACTTTCATTCCACCCTTGGGCGGCATATGGACTAAAGCGTTACCCGCTACTATTAATTGCTTAAGTGCCTCGAATGTTGGAACTCGAATGGCTTTTGATTCTATGACTTGTGTTGCTGATCTTTCAATACGAGCTAGTGCTTCTTCTGCCTTACCTCTGGCATCACCGCCTAACTCTACTAGATCATAATCATCTATAGTTAAACGAAAGAATGCTTGGTTAGGAGGGAGAAGGGTCATCAGTAGTTTAGAAGCAAGATTGTTTACACCTCTTGCACCCACTGACTGATAAGGGGTATTGTACTGAGTTGACCCTGTATGCCCTTCAGGGGGCATAAGTGTAGGGATTGTTAACTCCGCACAAGACCTCGCTCGTGTAAGAAAAGCATCACGATCTGCCGCCATGTTCTCATAAGCTTTGGCTATAGATTGATCGTGCATCATTTATATCCTATTTTTTAATTGACAAACCAGAGCCGCTGCCTGATCCTTTATATTGTGCGCCAGAGCTACCACGACCAAGTTGACCTTTAGCACCTTTACGCTTTTTCTTCAAAGCGGTGGCGTTAGAGTCTACAGCATCCTCAAGTTCAGCAGGAGCTTTCTCTGGTGGGGGTGGTGCTACTACAGTGGGTGGTGGTGGTGGGGGTTTAGGGCTTGATAAACACATAATTAAATCTCTTCTGGTTGGTCATTCTCTAACATGAGTTCCATGCGTTCAATGACGGATTGTTGCCCCTGTAAAAATGCTATATCATTCTCTGATATATTTCTTTTATTAGGGAGTTTATTGGGAAAAAGTTTCCTTAAATATTGTACTAAATCTTCACTTATGAATATGTTATTCTTCATTTGTTACTCTCTATAGGGGGTGGTTAGAGCCAGCCCAGTTATGACGGGAAGTGTAGCCAGACGTTAGCGATGATGTGGAGGCAAGTTACTACCTCCAACACCGTTATCCAGTTCCTATATTTCGCATGAACCTGACGAGCAAGCCAACTCCTGAGTTCCAGTAGTGGTGTCCTCTTTTTCATATTCACCTAGCCTGTCCCATTCAATCTCTGAAGGGGTCTCTCGTTTAAGTTCCATATACCTGTCCTTATCAATTGCTTCATAAGGAGCTTGAGCATACACATGGTCAGTGCGTGGTAGGAAGCTAATGCCTGAGCAGCTATCTAGTCGTTCCCATAGCCATTGTCCTGCCGCTAGGAACTCATCATCGGAGTAATATATAGTAACACTAGGTTTATGTTCACACCAATGTTCCTGATATATCTCCCACAAATCTAACTGTTGTTTGACGTTAAGTTCACTAACACAAGTTGCACCCTTGGGAGCTTTCACAGGGAAGTCAAACACGTAGTTCTCTGTGTTCATTACATCCTTCTCCCACGACACACCTGAGTCTTTTAGGAATGCAGAGATAGGGTCTTTCCCATCGCTACGTACTCGTCTTATATAATAAGGAGAGAACCTAGCATGAATACCACTAGCACTGTCTACCAGTTGGGACACTGTACCTGACGGCTTCACACACGTAATAGCTGTCGATTGGTTAACACCTAACTCAGCCGCAAAGTGCTTGTTGGTTTGTACAGCAATCTTCTTCAGTTTCTCTAGTGTCTCTTTCAAGACAACAAGGCTACCCTTACCAGATAACAACTTGTGATCCATGATGCCTGTCATACTTACACCAAGTAAACATTCTTCTTGTGTGTTGTTCTTCCAGACAGAGCGTACATACCTAAAGTCAGTTAGCGTTGACTGTAGCGTTCCTAAGATTGTTGCTAGTCGTGTCTTACGTTCTAAAGATTCTTGTGTGTCATCAGCACGTACTACAATCTCAGACAAGTTACATACCTGTGCAGAGCGTAGGATAATCTCACTACAGGGGTTAGTCCCAAAGTCGTGACCTATATCTCTACGTCCATTTCTCTCTGCTTGTTTCTTTGCAGCAGTACGGGAGAAGATACCTCGCTCCCCTGCTTTAGATTTATAGAGTGCTACCCATTCTTCCAGAAAGGTTTCATACTCTGGCTTCTCATTGTAGACGGCACTGTTGTTTGCCAAGGCTCTTTGCGTTTGTGTCTCCCACCAATTCCCAGACTTCGCATGACGCATACGGTCATCAGACAAGTTAGATAGAGAGATGAGAGCAGACCTACGCACACCACCAACAACAACGATTTCAGCAATTTTACAAACAACGTCATGGCATTCAATACTCGTTAGCTTACGTCCAGCAGCGTTCTTGAAAGTAGAAACAGTAAACTCGAAAAGCCTAACCAAAGGATCAGCCCCGCTCGATCTACCACCAAATGTTTTAAGCCTTTCACCTTTAGCCCGTAACTTAGAGACATCCCAAGTAGGCACTTGACCCGAATACAAAAGACTAACCAACTCACGGAAAGCTTTAGCCCAACCAATTTTACTGTCTTGGACATGGATTGTAGTTTCTGTTTCATGGAACTCCTCACTGATTGTTGGTAACTTGGCTACAGACTGCCTCTCTACGGAGAAGCCTACACCTGTGCCACACATTAGTACATAGAGTATCTCATCAAATACTCTGGGGTTATCTACGGCAACGTAGGAACAATTAAACCCTGCCATGTTGTCTCGCTTCAGTGCCTCACCCGCTGTCATTAGACAACGCATGGATGGCATAATCTCTTGCTTGTAGATAGCATCAAAGAGTTCATACGCTAGTGTAGTATCTAACTGTCCTCGATCTACCCAGAAGTTAATGTACCGCTGTACAGTTTCCTTCCATGTCTCTCTTCTGTTATCTTCTTCCCGCCACCTAGCGTAACGGGATTTGTGTATGTATTGTTGATATGAATCCATTATCGGTCATCTCCTGAGCCTTGTAGCGTATCGTTAATCTTACGCTTGTATAGTTTGTTTAAATTATTAAATGCAATGTCACTCAGATTCAGTCCTGCTTCGTCTGTCAGCATGGCTAGATACCAGAACACATCTCCTAGCTCTGATGCTAATTGTTCTTTAAAGTTAGCTGGTTCTCCATCCCTAATCTTTTTCTTAACCTTCCCTGCTACTTCACCAGCCTCACTTGCTAGACCCATAGTTAGATATACTAGCGATGAGTCTTTAGGGAAGACGGCTGTGGCGGCACACTTACTTTGATACCAGTCAAACCCTTCAAACATTCCTGTAATTTGTTCATAACTTGCTCCACCTAAATCGTTTCTCATCCCCAGTTCTCCCCTTCGGTTTTTTCCATTAATTCGATCATCTTGTTTAAGTACCAGACAGCCTTCTTTGCATCTTGAATAGGCTTGCCTTTGTTCCAAAGCCTTGTGCTGGTGTATTTAATTACGTTACCGTGACAATAGGAGATAGCATCAAACTCCCCTAGCACATCTACAATGTAATCTATTGTTTCTATCTTCCCTGCATTGTAATGCTCTGGGCTGTTGACAGGATCAGCGGCTCTTTCTGTTACCTTAACTTCTGAAATTACTGCATCCATAAACTTACCTCCTTAGTTTTAAAATCATATTCACCGTCACGTAGTATACGAGCCAGTCTTGCGTTCTCTATGGCAACCTCTTCACCAAAACCTTTATCAGCAAAAGCATCAACAACTGTTTGCCATGTTGCGCCATTCTCTTGAAGCAGCTTATCTGCTGTCTTCGCTCCAACAGTAGGGCAACCTTTGTAGTTATCGGTCGAGTCACCTATTAATGTTTGGTACAAGAACCAGTAGTCAGCTTCCTCTTGATCTACTTCAGTAACTTTACCGTCAAGTAAGTGGTAGGCAGGGATGGTTAACAGGTCTTTGTCTATAGACCAGATTACTGTATTCTTATCCGCACTGCCTAGTATTCCTAATAGGTCATCTGCCTCTAGCTTATCCTCAACTTTGCCATTGTAATTATCTGACAAATATTTTTTAGCAAAATTTAGAAGCATGGGTTTGCGTGTACCTTTACGGTTCGCTTTGTAATAAGGGGCTACATCTTTGCGGTACAACTTGTCACCAGACAAACACGTAATCACTTCATCACAACCAGACTCCTCTATAATCTTAGCCATGAAGTCCTCCATCGATGCTATGACATCTTTCTCGTGAGCGTGTAATGTCCACACCCCGTTGCCCCAGTCGATAGGAGTCTCTGCAATGACAGCAGCTTTGTACGCTACAATGTCACCATCTACTAATAGTGTCCTAGTATTCTTCATCGTCTTCTGCCTCCTTGTTTATCTCTCTCATCATTCGCATACCGTGTTTTGCCATCTGGTAATCAATCAGGGATTCAATAGCCCACTTGACTCCAACGGCTACACTGACAAAAGCAAAACTTGCAACCAGTATGATGTTCAGTATGTTTGTTTCCATATCTATACCCTGTGTTTCTGTAGTCTTAGTTTACGAGTAACAGGATCAAACAGAAGGAACTGTACTCCTAGCTCTTTTTGTAAAGGTGTCCGTGAACTAGCGTAGCTTCCACGCTTAGTTTCTTTATTCATCTTCACATCAAACAAGTAAACCTCTCCATCCTTTATGCCTATGATGTCTACAGCTCCTGTTGAGCCAGCATTGTAGAACACTTCAAAGCCTTCATCCCACAACCATGTGATTGCATAGAACTCTGCAACATCACCAAGCCTACTCGGACTAGTGAGTTTCTGCCCAACTTCTGCCGACATCGAACTCTGAGTCGAGAGGGCATTTGAAGTTGTAGTGTTGTTCTGTCTTTTTAATTGCTTCTTTAGTGATCGCACCTATGTCATCCTCCAAGCCTTCCTTAACTATGATTTGTACTTCATCATGCACAAACGCCACTATCGAAACTTCTTCGTTAGTGTAGCCTTTAGCACGTATCATCTTCTCGATGGTTGCGTACCAATGCTTGCAGACAATAGCTCCTGCTGATTGAAGTAATGTATTGAGAGCTGCATGGGGGTGACGTATAGGTATAATCCTACCATCAAGACCATTAATAGACTTCTCACCTTGTTGTGTTTCTAGTCGTAACTTAATTGCATCGGTTAACTTCTTGAGAGCTGGGGTCTTGGCAAGGAAGCGTTTCTTAATTTGACCGCCTTCTTTTTTACCCTTACCTATGATCTCTCCAATCTTCTCATTCCCTGCTCCGTACAAGAAACCATAGATGAATGTCTTAGCTTGTGGGCGTGTAGCTAACCCTGCCGCATTCTGATTTGCTGTATGGATATCACCTTCTAAAATTTCTTTGCCATATTTACCACCGTCATACCGTGACATATAATGAGCAAGACAACGTAACTCTAAACCACTTGCATCAGCCCCAAGTAAGGTGAAACCTTTCGGTGCGTGAAATAGTGAGCGACATTCCTTCCCAAAGGCGGCAGATCCTGATGGCACTTGAGCGACATTTGGATCACTATGTGTACACCTAGAAGTAACAGCACCCATGTGATTAACTCGACCATGTATCCGTCCCTTCTTTTCGAGCTTGAGCCATGCTTGTTTACCATTGCCTAATTGTCCTAATCTTTTGTTTAGCATTAAGAACTCTGTTAGCATCTTAGCTTCGGGCATATCAATTCCCGCCAAGATTTTTTCGTCAACTTTTGGCTCTCCTGATGGAGTAAACTCTTGTGGTGTCCAACCCTTCTTCATTAGCCTATCGGCAATCTGCTGTCTCGATGCAGGGTTGAACGGTATTGTTTTTGTTTTGGTCTTTAGCTCAATGATCGTTGGCTCTAAGGTGTTAACCAGTTCAGTTTCAATCTCTTGCTTTCTAGCAGAGAGTTGGGTGTACAGTTTCTGTGCCGCTTCCACATCAAAGGGAAAGCCTGTCTGTTCTTGTTGGAACAACATCTTCGCCATCTCATGCTCAAGCTGCATTGGTTCATGTGGGTAACGCTTACGTTGTATCATCTCGTATAGCTTTACGTTAAGACCAACATCCTGTTTACAATACTCTAACATTTCGGGGGTGAACTCTTCCCAAGCATCTTCTTGCTCACCGTAGCTACCCTTATGGTAGTTAAGCCTTTCACCCCATGCCTTGAGTGAGTGTGAACCAATTAGTCTGTTAGCTACTGTTCGCTTAAGTAGGTCTTTTTCTTTTAGGTTTGACCATATAAGTCTAGAAGCTACTAAGGTATCAAACACCTCACCTTCGTATTTAAAGCCATACAGTTTCTCTAGTACGGGCAGATCAAAACCAATTACGTTATGACCACCAATCTCAGGTGCTTGTGCTAGTACAGTGAGACCTTCTTGCAAAGACTCACCGTGATAACTATACACCTTACCTGTCTTAGTATCTTGTATAACTAGGCAGTGTATCTTTGTTACATCCTGTAGTAATCCATCTGTTTCAATATCAAATATCAGCATACAATCCTCTCGCTGGAGTGATTAAAAAGGTACATCAAATTCCTCTGACATACGACCTGTTGTGGTGGAATAGTGAAGCTGTCCTGCTACACCTGTATCACCTGACCATCTGTTCTTTAAGATACGGACGGTTGTTACATTAGAAGTCTCAGCATCCTGTTGATTACGTTCTAATCCTATTACGATGTCACTTAGTTGTGCGATAGCCGCACTACCTCGTAACTGGGACAATGAAGTTAACTGCCCTTCTTCATGTCCTTTGTCACCACTAGGTCTACGTAAATGAGACACGACAATCAATCCGATATTTAATTCTTCAGTTAGTGACCGCAAATTGGTCATCATGTTGTCTATGATCCGTCTCTCATCTCCACCTTCGATGCCTGACACAACAATACTAATGTGATCCAGTATAATGTACTGACAACCACACCCTCTTGCTAGGTATCTAATCTTACCCAATAGGTTCTCGCTCTCAGTCGATCCCCAATGGTCATACATAAACACACGCCCTGTTCCTAGAGTTGCATCAAAGGCTTCTCTAAGCTCCTCTGTCTCAACTTCTTCAAGATGTACGGGTTTGCCTAAGTGTAAGGACATCAGTCCCTGTGCTGTACGCTTGCTAGATTCTTCGAGTGCTACATAACCTATCGTAGCTCCTTCATTGAGAAGGTGGTAAGCAAACTCTCTTGTGAGTTGTGACTTACCTAAACCTGAACCAGCCGTAACAGTTACGATTTCACCTAATCGACAACCGCCTATCTTGTTGTTGAGCCCATCATAAGGATAGGGTACTGTGTGTACTTCTTTCTCTGTTGATACTACTTCCCATAAGTCTTCACCATTGATGATACCGTCAGGGGCAAACTCTTTTGCTCCCCAGAACGCATCAATAAGTTCTGCCTGTCTTCCTGCCTGTAGCATCTCACTCGCATCCTTGAGTGGTAGCTTGGCAATCTTAGCCTTGCGTGGTGATAGTAGTGCCGCACACTCTAGTGCTGCTTTCTTACCTACATCATCTTGGTCAAACATAAAGACAACCTGTTCGAACTTCTCTAACCATTCGATAGATTTTTTAATGTCTTTAACTGCTCCTGCCGCACCTGTCTTAATAGAGACAACTGCCCACTTGTTATCAAAAGCCTGAGACATGGATAGTGCATCTAACTCACCCTCTACAACGACACAGCTTTTACCACCGTCTCGCCAAAGGTTCTGTCCAAACAATACAGCTTTCTTTAAATCACCTACGACAGCAAAAGTTTTATCAGGGTAGCGGAGCTTCTGTGCTACTGTGTTGCCGTCAGCATCTTTGAAGTTTGCTACGTGCATTCCGTCTGCCACTTGATAATCCCAAAACCTTGTAGTCTTCTCTGTTAAGTTTCTTTTAATCAGAGGTTGATAAGACCCTGTTTTGAATATTGTATCTTTCACTGCGTTCTCTACCAATCTGACCTCCTCTTGGGATTGCCCATAAGTTTTACAATTAAAGCAGTAGGTGTGACCATCAGAGTACAAGCTGTTTGCATCTGATGAACCACACTTACTACATGGAGTGTGCATAATAAAATCACTCTCCTGCTTTTCCATTTAAGTCCTCGATGATTTTCTTTTGCTGTTCTGGGGTGTATGAAATCCAGTGCTTGATTTGCTCCAAACTTCTCCCACACCCCTCACAGCGTTTATCTTTAAGTTTACATTTACGGACACAAGGAGACTCAACTGAACCACTCATCAGGGATCATCCCCTCTGCGTAAATGAAGTTATGTTTTTCTGCCCACTCTGCACAAGTCATCTTAGTCCCGTCTTTGCGTTTCTTTGCGCCTTGTACTGGGCTGTTGTTTCTTTGAAATAAGAACCGTATATCTAAGTCAGGGTGTTGTTCCTTTATGTTACGCATCTTACGTTGCGCTTCTGATCGGAAGTAACCCTTAACCTCAACATAAATATCTCCAATCTTTAGATCGGGTATATAATTTCTCTTTACCGTGAAGGGTAGCTTACAAGGTTCATACTCATAAGCTATCCCACGGTAGTCAAGGTCTGCTTGCACACGTTCCTCTAGGGTCGATCTAGAAGTCAGCGGCATCAGCAAAGACCTCGGTTGTTGATGAAGTTTCGGCATTAGCGGAGGGGGCTACGAAGCCATCTTCTTCATCGAACACACTTGAAGCTGAGTTACCATACTCAACCAAATCTATTACCTGTACTGCCTTTAGTCGTAGAGACACGCCTACCTTCTTGGTTGACTGCATCACGTAAGGGATAGGTTCAAACGCTACCTTTACCTTTGAGCCATTACCAATCAGCGTGTCACCTGTGAGTGGTGTCTTCTTCGCATCAAGCACAACAGGCTCTTGCTCATACCAACTGCCATCTCTCTTTTGGACTTTAGCTTTTAGTTTGAATTTAAACTCTACGTTACCTGTAGGGTCTCCTGTGTCTCTGTCGTATACTACGGACATGACATCTTGTGTGGTCAGAGAGTTCTTAAGAGGTGGTTTCTCTTTAACTGCTTTCTTAAATGTCTCTTGAATTAGTTCCTCTAATTTCTCACACATTGGAGCGGCATCTGCTTCTGTCATTTGAAGATTGATACTGTAATCACCGTTTGGATTAAACTTTGTATCAGGCTCAAATACTTTCGCCCATGCTGCTTTTCCTTCTAATACTAAAATGTTCTTCGCCATATATTTATTATCCTATTAAGTTAAAGTTTATTCGGGGATTGCTATAGGGGGTGGTTAGAGAATTAAGCAAAAAAGTAATCACTCTGTAGCACCTCCTCAATGTTTAAAGTTCCCCGTGGTGGAGGTTCAGGTATTTCTGTACCCTCCGTTAACGTACTTACTGCGCTATCGTAGAGATTTTGCAGTACATCGTTATCTCTATACATCTCAACAAACGCTTCTCTTAACTTATCGTTAAGTTTCACCATGTTGGGACTGTGTGTGCCATAGCTGTCGTGTACCATAGCAAAGTCTGTTATGCCTTCCTTCAAACACTTATCGACTGTGAACGTCAAAGCCGCAGCATCTAGGCTATGTGTGAAGTTAGGACTAGCACCGCTAACACTCTTGCGTGAGTCTACTGTCTTCTCTAGTGGCTGTCTGTAGTTCAGCTTAACTGTAGAACCGCTTAAGTGTGTCCAGATGCGTAGCTTCTTGGTGTTACTGTACGACTGTCTCACTAATAACCCTGTTGGTGTCTCCCACTCAAAGGGTCTGCCCTGCTTACTGTACAACTTTGCAATGCTCTTGATGTAGTCCATTACTTTATGAGCCGAGACAATAACCTCATTGATGGCTTTCCAGACAAACTTAGCCAAGTATGTGGCTGGTTGCCAGAAGTCATCACCCCAAGGGTTGTTGCCCTTACATTTTTCTTCCAGTGCTTCCAGTATGTAGTCTCTACAACTGTGTTGTGTCCCTGAGTAGGGTACAATCATCACAGGTCTCTTACATATCTTTCTACACACACCAATGTTTAGTAGCTCAGTGGCTAGTGTTGTACCTTCTTGCTGTAACAGTTCCGTTGTTCTCTTTGCTACATCCGTGTAAATGTCTTGAGGTGTAGCGTGTGGTGTTAGGTTTACTGCCTTACCACCCTCAAGGTCTCTGAGCATTGCTGAGAGGTGTTGTAAGCCATTGCACGAGCCATCACTAGCACAGGGTAGGTGCGTTTCGAAATGCTCCCCAAACTGTCTAGCGTTGCTGTACAATGCCCACTCGTAACACCATGCAAGTGCTTGCCAAGGTTTATCTGCTTCCTGCCACCATCTGTTAGACAAAGGATCGTTATAAACATCGACAGCGTTATCTACGTTCATGTACGCCCACATCTCTCGATCTTCTAAACTTACCTTATCTACTCCAAATACATTAGCACCATGTATAGCCAACCACTTAGCTTCCTCATCGTTTGTGATATTAGCTGGGTTAGCAAACTCTAGTAGTGCTTTACTGTAGTCTGCATTTTGTGGTGAAAGGAAAGACTCTACAGGATACTTACGACCCCTGAAGTCTAACTGCCATACATACCACATATTCTCTATGTCTTTATACTGTTCGGCAAGTTGAATAGTACGCTCTACCTGAATCCGTTTGGACATAGACTTATTGTTGTAGCTGTGTATCTTGTTACGCTCTGACTTAAATGCCTTAAAGACTGCTGTCTCCTCATCGTTAAGGTATTTAGGTTCTTTACTAAAAGGATACTTAGGCAATGCTAAGTTATCTCTTGGTGGTAAACCTTCCCATGACTGACCACTGTCCCAACACTGACGTAGGGTATCGACAACAAACTCATTGATACGCCAAGGTGTTCTCTGTAGTGCGTTAACACACTGGTACTCTAGAGACAGGTCACGGTCTTTCAGAGCATTGATGTAATCTTGTGCTGTCTGTCTCATGCGTGTACCCTCACAAATGGCAAGTTGTTTATGTGTTCAGAGTAGTAACCACCACCCCAGAATGAATCCCAATCCTTTGGCTCGATAATACAAGGGCAATACCTTGGTAGTGCTACCTCGTTAGTCTCGTTAAACGCTTTGATCCACTCCTCTGTCTCTTGCGTTGGTACTACATGATAAATGGTTTTCCTTTTCTGTATCTTCTTCTCCAGTTTAACAATACCTGTAGCAGTAATGATTAGATCAACCAGTTTAATACCCACGTTAATACGTTCCTGACTTGTCCATGTAGGTAGGTCAACACCGTCACTATTAATCTTGTGGTCGAGACCGTAACGCTTGTGTAAGAAACCTTTATCTGATTTCTTGTTAGCTTCCTTGATCATGTTGGTAGCTACTTCCTTGTCTATCTGTAACCAGACATCTAATCTTTTCTGCGTTTCAATTTGTATACCAATGGTTCGACAAACTTTTAATAGCGTACCATTGTTTGCTAGGCTGTCGATCAAACATACTAAAGCTAGATAAGCTACCTTACCCGCATCCATACCCTTGAGTAAACTTTTGGATGTACTTCGGTTGTATCGTTTATCTACCTTACAGTGTTCTTCTATAGCCTCTTGTACAGGGTCAAGGATACCTTTGATAATGGTTCTACCATGCTTAGTCTTTGACCCTAATTCCTTTCCCAATAAATCCTGTAACTGCTTGTGGTAACGATCAATCCCTGACTGCACCATCTGATACTCTAGGTCTATCTGTTCTTCCAATGTTGCCATAATGCCTCCTTTTGGGACACGTATTAGTTTTACTGTGGCTTTACTCATAACTACCTACGTTAGCGGAGCAAAGGATTATGTGGAATGTGTTACTCATTATCATCTTTTGTTAATCTTGTTACGGTGGCGTGATAAGGTTTCATGGGCTTTTCAGTCCTCTGCTCTACCGACTGAGCTACCTAGGCATCTAGGTTTTGAGCCATTCTTGAAATCTTTAACACGCCACTTCGGACACTTTAGGACACTTAAGGACACAAGCTAATCTTCAAGTAAATTAGACCCACCAACCATAGTTGACGTATCCCATTTAGCATACTTGAGAGTGGTTGCAATATTTTTATGACCCATGTAACGCATGATGTTAGCAGTGTCCCAACCCTTCTCTGTTAGCCTTGTTGCTGTCGTATGTCTCCAAGTGTGCCAACACTTTTTAGTAAGACCTAAACCATCTCTCACCCTGTCCCAAGCTAGTCTGTGCTTGTACAATGGATCGTTAAAAGTCTTACGTTTGCGTAGTACCTCCTCTACTCTTTTAGTTATAGGCATCAGTAGTGGTTCACCGTTCTTTCTGTCTGGTATGTAAGCACCATACATCTGAGAACCATCAGCTCTAGTTTGCTGTAGCTTGATAAGATTATCCCCATCAATCTTCAACACCTCAGAAGCCCTCATGCCTGTGTCTACTGCCACGATAGCATAGTCACGTAGGTAATCTTCACCTAACCTCTCAAACTCGCTTAGAATGGCATTCTCTTCGTCCTTAGAGAAGTATTCAATACGTTCCCTACCTTTCTCACTCTGCCGTTTAAACTTCGGTACAGAAGTAAGTGCGCCTTCGTCTACCGCATTATCTAAACACTTTTTAAGACAAGATATGTGTCTGTTAACAGTAGATGGAGCATATCCTTGGTTCTCACGCATCCATCTGATCCAGTCAAACACTGTAGTAGTGCTGATACGATTGATGGGTGACTTCTCGCCCCAGTATTTACAGACAATACTCTGAATAAACATAACCTGTCGCTCATTCTTTGTATTAGCCCAGTAGTTCTCATGGCAACGATCAAACGCATAGCGTAACGTCCACCCTGATGCCTTACCAGTCTCTCTGTTAACTTCCATAGCTGTGGGCATATTCCCTTGGGCTATCTCCCTTTGCCACATTGCCTCCAGTACAGTAGCATCTTCCTTAGTGGAGAGAGTTCGCCTGAACTTCTTCCCTTTGTATGTAACATAGGCTTCCCACCCGTTACCTCTTTGATTAACACTCATAGTCTTATCCTCCTCGCTAAGGCTCTGCCTCGCTTTGTTACCTCGATATACTTCTCAATACGTCTATCGGGATTCTCGTATAGTTTAACTAAATCGTGATCTACTAATACTCGTAAGTTTCTACTAGCACTAGCACTGGATGTATCCATGAACTCACCAACATCCATAACTCTCAGCGTCTCTGCGTTAACGAAAGTACGTTGAGCGATAATTAAAAAGGCATACACAGTTTGAATGTGCATCCATGCGTCAATCTTCCTGAACTCTGTTAGTATTCTTATGTGTTCTTTTAAGTCTCGACCAGACAATACACCCTCCTAACCAACTGACAATAAAGTCAGCCTTTGTTCTACATATCCTTGGCAGTTTGTACCGTCCCCACAGGCACTTACCCAAGGATATTTCATTACTACCAACTTTTAATAGCATTATAACTCCTTTGTCAAGTTTCTACGGTAGCGTATATAAGCACTAAAGGTGGATAAGCAAGAACAATCGATTCACTTTGAATCACTTTTTTTACTTGACTTGAATCCTGAATCCACTTTTTCTGTGGGTAACTTTTTCTTCCCAAAGATAGCATCCCAGTTAGACTCATACTTTTCTTTATCTACTTTTCGGGGGCGTGAGCCTTTACCCCCATGCGTTGCTTCACTCATACGCCTTGTTTCTCCATTGCTTTAATCATTATATCTAGGTAGTCCCTGCCACCCTCTCGTACTACAGTCTGTAGCTTATCCTGTACGGCTTTACCTTTAGTATAGACCTTATGATCGTCAGTATACCAATAGGTAAAGTCTTGCTTCCTACACATTACTTCAAATTCCTTTAGTGTTGGTAGACTCATGACCAATTCTCCTCTAGCTTGATTTCTTTCATCTCGTTGCCGTGGAACTGGTTGTAATCGTTACACTGGTGCGCCACTACTTTCCATTCCTTGTCCTGCTCTTGGTAGTAGACAATAACCTCTATTTGACTGTTCCAGTTAAACCTGTACTCGCTATCGCCTAAGACCTCACTCCTAGTCTTACCAGCTATAGAAATACCCGCAAAGATGCCCTGTACAAACTCTCTAATCAAGAGCATCTTTTTCATGTTAATCCACATCTTTAAGACTCCTCTAGTGTGTATTGTGCTATCTGTGTGGACTCACCAAATCTATTCTTAAATGTGATGATCTCACTAGTTATGTTATGACCTAACTTTTTAAGCTCACTAATTCTGTTAGGCACTCGCCAAATCCCTAGCTTGCTAAGACCCTCAAAAGAATTGATGGTTTTATGCTCTACTAGGTAGGATAATAATCTATTTCGTTGGTTCATGTTGCACCTCTAAAAGTTAGTTACAATTTGGGTTACGCCTCTACGCTTCTCTGACTCTAAATAATCTAGCCAGTGAGTCTCAGGGTCTTGGTCATTATCTTCTAAGTCCCAAAGCCGTGAACGCTCTTTGCGTATAGCTGTATTAATATC